ACTATAGCACCCTTGAGATCTACTGTTCCGTCAAGTGGAAGTGCTGCCTTCAAAGCATCAGCAAAGTGTTGTCTAGGTCTACGGAATAGCAACGCAATTATACCTGCGTATGCTGCCAAACTTGGAAAGAGTCCTGACAATACATCCCATCCAATCGTCGCAACTCCCTCAGCAAATCCGAGCCAATTATCATTGGGCTTAAGTGGGATTTGTGGGGCTTCTGCCATCACGGCTTCCTTAGGGACCAAAACTATAGTCTTTCCCTCCCAAGCATCTTGTAGTTCTTGCGGGAGACTCTCCACAGGAACTGATCCAACCTCTCCCTTGTAATCAGGGAGAACCCACTCTGAAGTGGTGATAACCTTACCCTCAAGATATGGAGGGTAACCAGCGCATCCGGCAAACAATAGCGCGAATGCTAGAAAAAATCCTAAAATGTTTCTATTCATATTATTCATAATCATGCCTCTAAACTTGTTTCGTAATCATCATCACTAACATCGTTACCCTTTTTAGCTACACTAGGCGAAGGGCTTAGTGAAGCCAGAAGAGTTGCGACAATCTGCTTACCAGTATCATAGTCTCCCATTTGAATGAGAGTGCTAAGATCTATTGCAGATTCCATCCAAGCTGCCATCTCAGCGTTAGTTCCTGCTGGACTCTTCTTGGTGCGAACCTTGGAATTGTCGTAAGAGTTGTACTCTCCGTTCTTTCCAAGATCTACAATGTAATCATTGCCGTTCTTCAAATCAATAATCAGTGAGTTCTCTGGATCCTTATCATCCATGTAATCCTGATCAAGAACGTCTGCCATGATCTTTGCAAAGAGCTTCTTACCAGTGGAGAAGATCTTGACTGGATCACTTCCAGATTCCTGAAGTCTACGATCAATAACATTCATGTAATAACGTGGGTTAGCCTTGATCTTGGTAGCCATATCACCAAACTTGGACTTCTTACCCTTCTCAAGTCCAAGATCCTTGTGCATCTTCCACAGATCAAAATAGAACTCACAGACAGGGCAGTGCTCATTCTGCACCTTCCTGCAGTGATAGTTGCGGATGTTTCCTTCGGCATCCTCGTAACGATGGATAGCTGACTCGGCATAGAACTCCATCTTGTCCTTCTTTCCGGGAAGGATTCTGATGACGTTCTTACCTTGCTCCAGCTTAAGATACTTATCCAGTGCGTTACCAGAGCCGGAGGAGTTTCCGCCCTTAGTGCTGTTAATTAGTTCTTGATGCTTTCTACGAAGTTCTTCTAGTGTTGCCATGTTTTTTCTCTTTTTAGTTATAGTTGTTTTTAAAATTATGAGTACATCTTTGTTTCAGATCTTTGGTTTGCAGATAGTTGAACCAGCATGTCCTTCTTATGTTCTAAGGAGAAACACAGTGCTTTCAACCAACCGTAAACCTCTTCAACGTCTATCAGATTATATCTCAACTCAATGTACTCGGGTTGAGTTTTGATATAATCTTCTAGGTATGTAGCTGTCGCCTTAGATCCTGAGGATTTATTGCGAATCAACTCATCGTTCTTAGTTTTACCACAATACTGTTCAAATGCAACAGTCATTCTGTCCAAAATTCGCTTCACATAAACTAATAAGCCGTGGTAATGGGCATAAAGTATGCTGTGATGCATTAACTCATCCTCAAGATTAGACTTAGAATACTTATGCAGACTTTCAGCTATTTCATTATACTGATCTAAGTCTAACTTAAGTACGGTATCCTTATTTAAAAATACTTTAGATTTCATAGCTTTTGACCCCTGTATAATAGCTCGGTTAGCTCAGGATTCAAGTTCATAAATAAAATTAATCCAGTCGTTAATCTTTCGGTCAACGGTTCATTCTTAATTTTAATTTCATCCTCGTCATCTAAACCACACAGATGCAATATACAGTGGAAGATCTCATGGATCAAGGTTTCCCTAGCCCTAGAATCGTCTAGGGTGGCTTCTAGGAAGATCTTTCCTTCGTCTAGGTACGTCACCCCATCGCACTTGGTAGCGTCCCTATGCAGGTTTGTAGACAGGTATAGGACAAATCTCTTATGTCCTAGGTTTACTGCCTTTATGTCAGCCTTCTCAATTAAACGATAAATATGATGTTTATCTTTAACTAAGCTAAAATTAACGTCTTTATCTATATTTTTAACATTAACTTTCAATTTAGCCCCCCGAAGAGTCCAACTCAATACCACCTTGGCACTCTTCCATTCTCAGGTTAACATAGTTAACCGATACTGGAACTAGATAGTGTTGTTTGGAGTCTCGGGCTTTTACTACATAGGCTCTTAATCTGCCCTGATCATACTCTTCTTGGCTCTGATTAAGACTGATAGCCCAGTCGGCTGGTCTGATCTTGCCGTAGCTATCGCCAAGTTCGGCATCCGTAATGATAGGAACCTTTCTACCCATACGGTTAGTTTGGGTAGCAGTCCAGACTAGGCAATTTTGTTCTACTGCCAGCCCTCTTAACTCCTGAGCAATACGCTCCTGAGCCTGATACTCGGCATCGATATTACGGTTTGGGCGAAGAAGCTCTAGGTAGTCTACAATAATAACCTCTGGGATAAAGTTATAGTGTAACCTTAACTGGACAAGGAGGGCACGGATATCATTAACATTAATTTGTCCGGTAGGGAACTCCTTAATGAATAGTTGAGAGTTATCGAACTTCTTCTGGAAGATCTTAAGCCTATCCTTTACAAGACCTTGTTGATCCTTGATCTTGGCATTAGGAACCAAGGTTAGAATAGAGTCGAATCTTTGTGCAATCTTGTCCTCGGACATCTCCAACGAGATATAAAGGACTTTGCGATTCTCCATCAAGGATACTGCACCCTGATTTACTAGGTATAAGGACTTACCTACACCGGGAGGAGCAATGACCATGCAAAGCTCCTTGGCACAGTTACCTCCCTCAAGGTAGTTGCTGCAAGATTCAAATACTGTCTTGTATCTATTCTTATCACGTTCAACATGGAAACGAACAAAACGCTCGTCAATATCATCAAAGTAAGTCTGACCGATATTATGAGTTCTACTTACGAGAAGAGCCTTACGAACCTCTTCCTCGATAGCAGCAGTGTTATCTTCCTCAAGATACTTAATAGACTTCTTGATAGCTTCCTTCACAGCCTGCTTCTTTGCAAACTGTTCTACAAGATCAAGAACAAACTCACGATTATCAAGGATAGACTTGTCGATGTTGTTTACACCATCAATATCATCCTGATAATCTGAGATTGATTCCTTCTTAGGAAGATCCTTACCGATGAACTCGATAAGTATATCGTCAGAAGGAAGCCTCTTATACTCGTTGTAGTAATCTTTTACAGCATTGAAAATTACTGCATAGGATGGATAATCAAAGAACTCTGGCTTGATAAGACTTACTATCTGTGAGAAGAAGTCTTGATCGTACTTAACCAGAAAGAGGATACCTTTTTGAATTTTCTCTGAAAGTGTGTAAGCCATATTATCTCTTGTAGTCGTTGCAATAGAAGCCGGGTCCGTAGAAATGCACAGGGTTAGCGGTCAACACACGCTTACCGTATTTCTTGCACTTCTTACATTTAGCTCTAGTGGGAGGTTTGCTCATAGAGCCTTTTACATCCCACTCTATACCACATTTATCACATCTGATCAAGTAAAAAGGCATATTTCACTGAGGGTGAGGGTTTCTTGGCCCACGTTTTGCTAACTCTCTTGACAAGCCTTCCTGTCTTTTCATTTTAGCTTCCTTATCCTTAGTTCTCTTTACGACACCTTGCTTCTCAAGAACTTGAAAATTTGGTTCATAAGATTTGTAGTGTTGCCATCCCGTCTTTTGTCTTTGCTTGGATGCCTCTATGTGAGTTTCATAGAACTCATGAGCTTGTTGCTTATTAAAGCCCTTTTCAGCAAACTCACGACCAACTCTTTTAGTCTTCTCTGTAATTCCACCAATCTTAACACCAATGTCTACGTTGTAGAATCTTTTTGCAGATTTGTGGCATTCAGGACACTTGCGACGAGATGGTGGCTTTTTGCCATTTAAGTGTACCATCTCGTCGAAAACATTATCACACTTTTCACAATAAAACTGATATAAAGGCATACGATATCACCATTATAGATAGGGTAGAAGAGTGGGAGTTTTTAGGCTCCACACTCTCCGCCTATCTTGCAAACCTCTGCTGTTGCAACTTCTTCTGCTACAGGAGCTTGCATCAATGGCTTGGCGTACTTCTCAATATTCTCCTCAGTTAGAGCAATAGCCTCTAGAGGTTCCATGCCCTTAGAGCCAGCACGGTAAATTGTGAGTCCCTTAAGATATGGGGCATACTTAAGTGCTTGCTCAGAGAAGTCTTCAGCTTTTGCACTGTTAGGAAGGTTAATAGTTTTGCTAACTGCACTGTCAATGTATCTCTGAATCGTAGCCTGTACCTTCATATGCTCCTCAGGAGTTACATCGTAAGCTCCTACGAAGTTTTCAAGAGACTTCTTTTGCTCCATATACTTCTTGAATAGAGGATCAAGAACAACCGTCTCTCTCCAAGTATTTCCTTCACGGAAACGACGCTTGTACATAGCAGAGAAGATTGGCTCGATTCCGCTGGATACACCCATCACCATACTGATAGTTCCGGTAGGAGGAACTGTAAGCATTACTGCGTTACGAATTCCGTGCTCCTTAATCATCATACGGATTCTGGCTGGTAGAGTCTTAGCATACTCCTCATCTAGGAATGCCTTGTATTGGAAAGCAGGGAATGGACCCTTATCTCTTGCAAGGTATACTGAAGTCTTATATGCCTCGTCACGGATTGTGGCGAACAATCTCTCTAGGAACTCTAAGCACTTCTCTGAACCATACTTAAGACCTAAATCAATAAGCATGTAGTGAAGACCCATTACACCAAGACCGATACGACGAGATTTCTGACCAACCTCACGGCACTCAGTAATTGGATAGTGATTAACAGTAAGGACGTTATCCAGAAGACGTACACCACCTCTTACAGCAGCAGCAAGCCTTCTCCAATCAACCTCTCCATCCACAACCATGTTAGCAAGATTGATGTTACCTAGGCAGCAATTGCCATAAGCAGGGAGTGGAATCTCGCCACAAGGATTGGTAGCGTTCATACGCTCAAAGTATGAAACGTTGGTCATTCTGTTGGTAAGATCAATGTTAAAGATTCCGGGATCGCCAGAGTTTACAGCATTGTACCAAAGCTTGTCCCATAGATCCTTAGCCATGAGAGTGTAACGCATTACATTCTCAAACTTATCATCAGGATGACGTAGTTGATGATTTCTTGCTCTTGCTATTGCATCATCGGCATCAAGACCTACAACATTGATGGTCGTGCTATTGCCGTCTGGGCTTACACGATCCATCTGATAGATGTAGTACTTGCGATTGTTAAATGTGAAGTACCATTCCTCATTATTCTCGCAAGCCTCTACGAAACGATCAGTGATGGCTACA